GCATTGAATAACCACCGTACTCTTGCCAGATTGCCATTAGAAATCGGTCATAGTCAGTGTTGTTATTTAGCTTAACGCGAGGACCTTCACCCCAGATTGCTTCACCAATAGCATTAGTGCCTAGGATGATGGCAACCTCAGCTTGACGTACAACACTAGTACCATCAGCATAGCCTTGTGTAGCTAGTCCACTGGTAGTTAAGGTGACTGGAATCTTAGGCAGGTTAGTTGTTTCAAACCAACGGATACCGCCAAACTTAAAGCCAAGGGGCATTGTCATAGAATGCATGAAACCAGTCTGACCTTGGAATCCACCATTAGCAACCAGTTGGTTAGGTGTCATCGTCCAATCTTGCATAGGCATCATTTCAGGTAGTGTGCCTGATTGTGCAGTCATTGGTAGGCAATTAACTGGAATGCCAGGGTACTGTGTAACCTGAAGGAATCGTGAGTCTTGTTGTAGCTGTAGCATAAAGCCAGGGCTTGCTAGACCGTGGTAGACATCACCAAAGTTAGACTGGAATGGCGGTGTTAAACGAGTACGCATATCAGAGACAACCTTCAAGACATCTCTAGTGAAGTCTAGTCGAGGAGCGCCCGTTGTGGTGTTATAAGTACCACCATTGATTACACCAGCAGGGTTGTAGTAACCGCCAAGTACATCAGTAGCTACTTGTCCAGTGGTAGATGTAGCTGGGTTAGCTGATAAGGCTAGACCGATATAGATGGAGTCTTTCCAACGGCGATAGTCTTCAAATAAGGTTTCAGAGCCAATAGATTGATGGAACTGGTCAGGACGACTCATATCATACAGATTGCGCTGCATAGTCATCAAATCGAACATGTTCAATTTGAGTACGCCTGGCTCATTAGGATTAGCGCTATTACCAGTGGCTGGTCCTGTGAACTCTTGTAGAGTAATGGTAACGCTTTCTTCTGGTAATCCACGTCCACCACCAGTACCGATAACTTGTGACTTATCACGCGCACGGGCTGAGAGTGTATAAGAGCCAGGGTCATTAAAGAACCCAAAGCGTTTCATACGAGCAGTTGAGCCAGGCTGCATTGCCCAGTCGTGAACAATCTGTGGCTGGATAACGTATCGTGCAATGTATTGTGGGCGGGGGCGATAAAGCTCCACACCCATAATTACTTCTAACTGAGAACTAAATGTTGCCATTTCTTAAGGAGGGTAGAGGGTGTAAGCGGAGTCCCTACGGTAGGGAATGACGTTATAGGAATAAACCTATGGAATACAATGGCGGCTGGAATCCTGAATTACAAAGGTATTTGAAAGAGTTTCAAGATGAGATTCAGTCTCTTACCAACCAAAACAGTTTGCTAGAAGAAAGGCTTGAGTTATCAGAGCCTATCTCTAAAGCTACTAAGTTGACATTAGATGAGTTGAATAGTCTTCATGTTTTAATTGTTCAGCAAATGTCGATGATTAAAGACCAACAAGACTGTGGAACTATAAGCAATGTAACTGTAGCAACTCAGACTTTATCAGTATTAGTTGCTTTACTCCCTAGTTCAAACCACTAACAAATTGACCAAAGTGTCCTGAATCCATTTGATGTAGGATATCAACGGCGCGAGTCCGACCACCTTGACCACCTTGACTTTGACCACCTTGACCTACGCCCATATTCATTTGATTGAATGTGGCTTGTGGTTGAGGTTGGAACTGTGGTTGAGCTTGTGGTTGAGGCTGACCTTGAGGTTGACTAGATTGTAAGAGCCAATCATAGTACTGGTCAAAGGTAGCTGTAGGATTGGCAGAACGAAAGGCTTGTACTTGAGGGAGTTGAGCTAGGTTGAACTCTTGATACTGTAGCCAATAGCCAGTCTTATCAGGATGTGATAGGACATCACCCATAAACAAAGCTTCTTTCTCAAGGGCTTGTGTATAGGCAACTACTTCACCTAACTGGTCTTGACGGTCAATCAGTTGTTGGTGAAGTCGAGCAATTGTTACTGCTACATCACCACCACCCCAAGAGTTAATAAGACCTACCACAGATTCAAGTGGTTGACCTTGACTATCCTTTCCGCTTGGGGCGTACAGGTCTATCTTGAACTGGTGGCTCGGAGCTTGGGTAGTTTGGGGGTAATACTGTGGTTGTGCTAAAGTTTGGCTTTGTGAATAGCTGTTGGGAGCCAAGCCGTTCAGCATCTGGTAATCCATAACTGGATTGGCTTGCTGTTGAGGTGTTACCGCCAAGCCCGTAGTTTGCTGAACCCAACCCTGTGGTGTTTGTACGTATTGTTGAGGCTGGGAGAATTGGTGAGTTTGCCCAGTCGAAGGGTAAGGGTTCACCAGTGGCGCTTGAGGTTGCCACTGTGGGAGCGCCTGTGAGGGTACTACCTGTGGTGATTGGACTTGTTGAACCTGATAGTTCTGAGGGGCTACTTGTACCATTTAAAAGTGGATTATCTCTGTTATCAGCTTCATCGTAGGATGCGCCGTAGGAGAACTCTCTATTCAACACAGTGAATACAGAATCCATTAACTTAGTCATATCATACCTTAAACTCAACGCTTGTCCAGCATTATAAGGGTCTTGTACCTGAGAAAGTTGGATATGTTGTTGAAGTAGGTTATTAAAGATACCTAGATACTCATTACCAATCCTGAAGGGTATACCACTTAACTTAGCTTTCTTTTCCTTGAGGGATAGGTCAGGGAACACAGCGTCAAGTGCTTCAAGTGAACCTACACCTAGCTCTTGAAGGTTACGAGTGTAGATAGACCTCTTGAGTTTATCGTCAGGTGAGTCTTCAAATACATCACCGTTGTAACGATAGTTGATATTGATTTCACCAAAGGGCGCTAGACCGACTTGGATAGGATGCTCTACTTGGTCTTGCCAAATGATTTGCTCAATCTGCTCTTGAGTAACTTGAGTGATATCAATGTTAGGGTCTATAGTTAAGAGCCATTGTTTGAACTGCTCTATGAATAACCTTTCTTCATGCATCACACATAACTCTAGAACCCTAGCTAGACCATGCTTCCAAAGGGTAAGGGACTTCATGTTAGCTGTGGCAGCTACTTTACCGTAGAGTGACTTAACTTCACCAAAGGTAGAGAACGATTGGTCATTAGGGTCAATACCACCTAAAGCACCGTGTAGTGCAGTACGGTACGAATCAGCAAACCTAGATTGGTCTGGGCTAACAGGGTCTGGTAGTACATAACCAAACCTTTCTTCACTACCAACGTTACCAATTACGGGTACTATCTTTTCGTGTTGGCGAGCAGACCACCCACCATTACTACGTCTAGAGTTAAGTCGAACAGACGATGCATCCTTGAAGCCTTGTGAAGCAGCCCAACTTTGTGTACCTATCTCAGTAGTCTTTTGCATAACCTCATCACGGCTACGACTTGTAATGAGAGTAGGATTGCCAAAGGTAAAGATGTTTTGCATGATAGCGCCCCTTACCGTGTCTTCTGCCTCTATCTGGTCAGATACCATAGCAAAGTCAGAGCGTCCACTATCGCCAGGAAAGTAAGGTGAGTTAGGTGATTCTACACAAGGGATATAGCCTAGTGTGTTAATAAAGGAATTGGTTTGAATAGCAGGTGCGTATCCACCATTAGTATTGTGTACATCTAGGGGTGGTTCACCATTAAAGATTTCTTGGGTGATGGTATCAGTCTTAATGCGTAACCTAACCCAACGTTCTTGACCTACCGATGATTGAGCATAGTACATTTGTGCAGGGCTTCTATCGTAATACTTATAGCGCACTACAACTTCTTGCATCTCTCTACCATTAGAGGAGTAGAAGACCATGTACTGTGACTTAACATCGTCTATCGAGTTATTCTCTTTACCACTGTGGAACCAATAGATTGAGTACCCGTCTAAGGTAGGTTGCATCAACCATAGAACACCACCAGTAGCAATGAATAGTGATGCAACACCTTGATAGTACATGTCTAACTTATTGGCTTTGAGTACCTTATCTATAAACTTACGCCGATGTTCACTAGGGTCATCTTGGTCTACAAGGAACTCTAACCCTTGGCGTGTCATGAATAGTACCAGTTGTCTAATGTGGTTTGGTACTACCATCGACTCTGAGCCAGAGTTTTCCCTATTGATGAACGACTGAACGACCTGACCTGTTTCCATGTTGTTACTTTATTAATCTGTTAATGTTGAACCGAGAAGACCAGCAGTTATAGGTAAGCCAAATCTATATAAATATGATAGCGCTGTAGCTTGAGGTGAAACCTTTGCATAAGCATCATTCCGAGTTCTACCAAGCTCATCAACTTTCATCGCAGAATCAAGCCAGTCCATGTACTTAGGGTGAGATTGGTGGTTTCCCCGTCCTTCCCTGCCAAGTAAGTCAGACAAAGAATCTCTCTTAGCTTTCTCAAGGTCAATCTGCCTTAATATCTTAGGAGTGCCTGATAAGGTGTCCAGAACAAAGTTGTTTACCTTATCCTGTGTAGCCAACGCACCTAATGTGCCTAGCCCAGTACCAAGGCTACCTCCAACCCAACCATTACCTTGTTGTTGATTGTCCATGTTATCTAAGTAATAAGGGTAAGTAAGATGACTTATCTATCATCCCATAACTCTAACTATACGCTACGCGGTGGGGGAGATATTAGAGGAGGCAAAGATAGTGAAAAGATTTAAAGTATTAGGGCTTAAAGTATTGATAGACGATTTATGGGATTGGGGTTGGTATATGGGATATCAAAATATCTTTGGCGCACATACCTTCTATTTACCTTTCTGTACCCTTATTGTATATAGCAATGGCTAAAACTAAATGTGATTACATGAAGTGTAGGAGAGTAGCTGACTGGGTTATAGAAACATCCTATAGCCCTGTTTGTCTTTGCACTGTCCATACAGGTATTAACTATTTATCTATAGCAGCTAAGCTTAGAGCAATAGCTTATGGTAGTGAGTTTGAATTAGGTAGTGTGAAACAGAATGAAGTCAATTAAAGTATCGACATTCGTAGAGGGACTAAATGCTTTACCTGAATCTAGGAAAGCATTTGTGGACGCTTGCTACGAGTGGTTAGACATGGAAATGGTTGCAGTAATCTTAAGGAACCATTGGAGACTCAAGACTCTTGATGACTTACTGCCAATGCTCGATAACAATGGCTATGTTGTTGTCAGAAGCAAAGGCAAGTACTTCTTAACTCAAGGGCAATCTATAACCCAAACCGATAACACCACAAGTTAAGGAATCCACAAAGTCATCGTGGAGGGTTGAACCAAAGAATAATAGTTCTTTGATAGTTGATTGAGAGGGACTGTACTTAAACTTATTAAAGGTAACTTGCCCTGTTT